ACCTTATTAAGCGCTATGTTCGTTCTGGCAAGCTTCTCCGACTCCTCATCAAGCAAGCCAAGAACCTCAATGAGAAACTCATTTGAGTTGATTGCCTCACCAATAGAAATCTTAATGTTTTTATATGCTGTATCAAGCATACCAAGCTGAGCCTCCGTTGTAGACATCTGTGCGGCCTCGGCTTTGAGTGACTGTGTAATGGCCTCCGTAGCCGTTGTATAATCCTCAAGCGCGTCAATGTTTTTAAGAAGCGTTATCAATTGAGCAGCAGAACGAACTCCAACTAATTTAACAGCTTCAGTAAGACTAGTGTTTTCTTCGGCTAGTTCTCGTAGTGTCTGAGTAAGCGGTTTACCTGATTCCTTTAATTGAATAAAGATGTTTCGCAATCCAGTACCAATCTTTGATGCTGTAAATCCATTGTCGGCAAGCACCTTCATATAACCAGAAGTCTGGTCAATCTGAAGGCCAACCTGAGAGGCTAGTGGTCCAACATACTGCATAGCAGTATTGAAAGAAGACAATGAAAGGGCGCTCTTTGTTACGGCGTCCGTAAGGACTGCTGCCGTTATTGCACTATTTTCCGAAGATATGCCAAACTGGTTGTTTGCTTTAAGCACGGCCTCACCAACAGAAGAAATGTCCTCGCCAATAGCCTGAGCTGCCGCAGCGATTGGCTTTATAAGGTTTGGTATCTCTTCGGATGTGGCACCAAGTTTTCCAAGAGAAACTGCCAGTTCTGCAATCTCTGCCGATGTAAATCGCGTTTGAACGGCTGTATCTTGAATTGCGTCAGAAAGAACTTTCATCTGTTTAGAGTTAGCGCCAGTTACAGCCGCTACCTTTCCAAGAGTGCCTTCAAGCGCAATAAACTCTTTTAAGGAGCCAATAACAAGCTCCTTTAGACCGCTCATAACAAGATTGAGTGCTTGATATGCGATAAAGAAACGACCAACAGTCGCAATCGTTTTTACAAATCCTGACGCTAGATTTAAAACGCCCTTTTTAGCTTCTGTAGTAGCTTCGGTATATTCACTTACGGCTTCTTCCCCTTTCTCAAAGGCTTCATTCTGTATGTGTACGTTCTTATTTAGCTTCTCTAATGCGCTAATATAGTTTTGAACAACCTTATTTCCAGAGCTTTGGGTAGCGTTAAGCTTCCTCTGAATTATTTCATACTCAACGGTACCCTTCTTTGTCTTCTCAAGCTCTTCGCGTAGTTTTTTAATCTCACTCGCGTAGCTTAAGACTTCTTGACGTAGCTTTTCAGTATTTGAAGCCATTGCCTACAAATATTTGTCGTTTAATTTCCAAGTAGAGTTCGCTGCTCAAATAATCTACAAACCTTTCAGCGCCCTTGTTTATCGCTGTCGTGATATTGCTTCTGCTGAAGGTTATGAAGTTACTCTTGTTCTTTACGCCTCCTCTAGCTATCTGAGCCTTGAAGATGTTGTGCGCAAGGCGACGAACCTTCCTGTCGTCAGATGTATCAAAATTCGTTCTCCAAGTGGCCTTTGGTTTATTCTTAATCCAGTCAATAAGGTTTTGTATGCCCTTTCCACGAGATTGATACGGTATACCGGGATAGTATACGTTATCTAGAAACTTTGCATATCCGGCCTCGCCAAAGCTAAGGTCAAACGTGACTGTAGCCTTATACATAGCGCCAGTCGTTTCATCAAAAGCAGTGTTAGTTACCTTAAGAGCTTTGTTGTACTGTATTTTCTCTATCGCTTTGCGAAGGTTTCCAGTATTTCTCTGCCCCTTGTTTTCAAGGGTTGCAATCATACGCTTTTTGACGGTCCTTAGCTCTAACTCACTAATAACCGCCTTACGTAACTCATATATCTGCTTCTGACGTGATATCATACCTCACGCACAAGTGCGCCACCACAGCGCTTGCAGCGCTTGTTTTCTACGTCTCCGCCACACTCAATGCAACGGTACTGCTTTGCTGCCGGTGCTTTTTTAACTTCTGGTTGCGCAACGACCTCTTCTACGGAAGTTGTTTGGGGAGTTGCTACTTTCTTTTTACGTGCCATAATTTATATGTTAAGGCTCAACAACTGGTTCTGGTACTTGCACTGTTGATGCGCTGTACTCCGTATCCGTTGCTTCGCTATTAGTTTCTGTTTGAACAACCCGAAGGTATTTGGTCGCATCTTCCTCTAAGATGGTGTATGTGCTGTCTGTCTCACCTGAGACGTTCGCCCATCCCGTCTCTCCGTCATCGCTAATCTGCCACTGCCAAGTAGTAACAGGAATAGGCACTCCGGTGGCTGACGCCGCCGTTGCGGTAAGCACCTCGCCTATTTCAACGGTCCCTGCGATTGTGGGAACTCCAGTAATTGCTGGAGCTACTGGCAATGCAATAGCATTGGTATAACCCTTGCGGGAGAAGTTGACACCAAAGTCGCAGTAGGCGACTGTTATTACGTAATCGTCTGAGTCGTCAATGCTGACAACCTCAATGTCCTCAAACTCCACGTCATTGTCCTGCTGTAGCAGGTAATCTTGATACTGACCAATAACAAAGATGTTTTCTTCTGTAGAAAGCAATCTAGCGCGAGGGTCTCCAGCAACAGTCTTATCCATTACGATAAGGGAGAAGTTAAGCCGGAAAGTAGGTCTATTCAGCTCACGAGAGATGTTGGAGCTAGAAACTACCAACTGCATACTGCGATATTCAAACTCAACACTACCAATCTCTTCTTCAGAGCCAAGAACGCCAAACTCCGAAATCATACGGTGGCGCTCTGCGAACTGGCTAGTAATGTCGTAAAGTTGAAGCAGGTTGTTCATACTTTGTTTTTTTAAATTTACAAATTACCTTCTATAGAGTGCCTTCTGACGGGCCTCCTCAGCTCGCATCCTAGCGTTCTCTAAAATTGACTTCTGAGCGAGGAACGCAAGCTCTACCATAACTACACTCATCTTAAGGTCATAAATGTCGTTAAATCGCCTTATATCGCCTTGTGCGAGCTCTCTGACGATTCTATACCAGAACCATTGGCTGTTAAACTCCTCATTTCCTATTTTTCCGTCATTATTTTGTGACTCATCCTCGGCTTCTTCTTCTGATGGCTCAACCTTGTTATAAATTACGCCAGAGAACTTGGTGAACAGCGTGTAATCCCTATTGAGCATCATAGACCCTATCACTGAATGGACATCAAGAAGTTGCTCCTCGTATACCTGATTCAGTATGCGCTCCTCGCGTTCTGGGTCTTCGTTATCATATTCTAGCTCGTCCTTTGGCCGTATGATTAAAGCCGCAATGATTTCATCCCTTGGGTCCTTTGAGCGCAGCTGTGATTCAAGCATAATGAACTGACCCAACTTCATACTAAGGATGTTGGTGTACAGGTTATACCTCTGAGCCATCTCCCTAACCCTTTCTGGGTCCGGGCTCTTTGGAAGGGGGTAGATTTTCATCTTCGCCCTCTCTATCTCAATCTGCTCCTCTATGGATAAAGAGTCTACGAAATTATCAATGTTGTCCTGCTCAATGGCATCATAAAGGCGTATGTGTGTACCGAACCTCATAAGAACATCGTTACGCCACCATCCTGCTCCTCCCTTGCGCAATAAGCGCAAATGGCTAAACTCATAACCATATCGTCGTGCTTGCCTTCAGTGTTGCTGAACTGCAAGTTTCCGGTGATTGGATTACGCTTGCTTTTGAAGTCGTACAACTCCTTCACCAACTCATCGTAGTCAGGTATCTTGATAATCTTGTCCTCAAACAACTTGATGAGGTTTCTGATAATCTCAGGCTTAGATTGGGCGGTTGTTTGGAAGGGGATAATCTTATAGACGTTATCGTCGTCCGTTATCTCCTCAAACAGGAGGTCATTGTTGTTTAATTCAAAGTAGGCAGCGGCCAGCTTGTGGTCGTGTTTGAAGTAAAAGTCCCTGATGCGCTGCTTGAAGGTTTCCGAAGTTAGGCCGTCCTCCTTATAGTGGAAACGGTCTATGTCAACCACCTCGTAGCGCTCATTCATAGCAGTGAGTACCGTATAGTCTTGCGCGACACCAATATCCATCCCGATATAAATCCTTTCGTATTCTTCGGTGTTTGGGTGTTTGAGGACAGCATCTTCAATGTTGCTGAAGAGCGCATCGGCGCTCACAGGACGACAAAGGAACTCTTGGTCAAACTGCGCCTTGGTCATATTCTTCTTAATCCCCAATACCGTCTTTGAGACCTCAGGGTCGTCAAGGTCCAGATAGGTGCGCTTGATGGAAATGATGTCTTCCTTGTTCTCAGGTACCAACCCTCGCTGATACCACTCCCAATACCAGTTCTTACCATTGAACGTACTAGACATCACCACCCGCCCGCTGGTGCGAGTGACCATAGGAAGCAAAACCTCGTTAATGAAGTCAATCTTCATAAAGGCCGCCTCGTCAATGTAGATGAAGTCCAAGGTCGCACCACGAAGGTTGTCGCCAGAGTCCGCAGAGCGGAACTTCACAAAGCTCCCGTTATGGAAGTACATCTCATTGTTCTTCCTGTCAAAGCGTTTGACAAGTTGCTGGAATACGTCTTGGTGATTGATAAAGGCAGCTTCT